ATGAGCTACAATGAACGATTTGCTTTCTTGCTAGGTTTTGAAGCATCGTTGAAGGCAGTGGAAACTATTACTTTAAAAGAAAGCGATAAGCTCAAGAATGCAGCTCGGAGATTAGATAAACCGCTCGAACAATGTGGACTAATGAGTGCGACTTAAGAGGGTGAATAGTAATGGAAACAATAGAAACACTTAAAAATAAACAAGAGAAACTGAATATGAAGATTGAACTTCTAGAATATGCAGAGAGCACGTTTCAGGAAGGCGAAGTATTTTGGTTCGTCGATGCCTATGGAAACAATCAACAAGCTCGTTGGGACAAAAGCGCATGGATTGATTCTTGTTTTTATCAAGGACATATTTTTCATACTGAGCAAGAAGCAATTTTAGAAGCTAAAAAAAGAAGATTGATGCATCTTTTTAGAATATTCAGAGATAAATGTAATGATAGATGGAAACCTGATTGGAAAGATTTTAAACAAGATAAATATTATTTATTTTGTTCAATTGTAGAAAACCGCATTAAAGTAGATTGCGTAACTTTGGGTGATTATTTCTATAATTTCGGATACTTCAAAAATGAAGAAGATGCCGAACGTGCAATCGAATTGTTTGGTGACGAAATCAAAGAATTGTTTGTTGATTATGAGGGATAGGTAAATGATAACAATTAACGAAATAAAAGACGATGATTTAGTTTTTAACGAACAAACCCATTCTCAAATATACGCATGCGATTTAAAACGTGAATGGAACTCGTTAAATGAGGATGAGAGAAGTGGTTGGAAAACTTTAAAAGAAAGAACAATCAAATTATCCGTTGGAACTGTATTGGATAGAATATATGAAGATATGGAATGTTCAGATGGCTATGAAGAAATGTTTGTTCATTTATGGAATGACACGTCTGAAGAATTTAAACAACGAATGCAAGGGCTGCTTGATGAAATTTCTAATTTCCCAAGTGCGAAAGTTTATGACTTTGATGAAGATATCAATCCATTTGTTGATTTGGAGGAGGATTAAATGGATTTAACATACAGTAACAAATTCAAAGATTACATCGAAGTGCAAAACAATTTAGGATATCCACAAACAATTTACAAGTTTCCTAACGGATATGGTGCAAGTGTAATTAAATTCAATTACGTGTACATTGGAATAGAAATTGCAGTATTGAAATTTGATAAAAATGGTAATTGGAATATCGATTACAGCACTCCAATTACAAATGATGTTATCGGTGGTTTAAGTGAAAAAACCAGAGATGAAGTATTACAGCAGATTTTTGATTTAAAGGAGAAATAACAATGGAACTAACTATACATTTAGAAAACGGGAAAGCACTAAGCTTTGAAAATGTAACTATATTGAGAGCGGACGTGGATTTTACAATTTTTACTTACGTTAGTGTGGAAACAGGTAAAAAGAAAAGAGCAAAATTCAACACACAAAAAATCTGGGGGTGGGTTACTTCGATTGAGGATGATAGTAAATGATTACAAAAATTAAACAGTTTTTATGCGGTGTATTATACCATCATAAATTAAAGCTCGGATTTGATGTATTTGTTGTAGATTCAGAAGGGGAGCTTTGGTTCGTCAGTAGATGTGAGCGGTGTGGAAAGAAAATATCAATAAAATTCAAGGAGGATAGTAAATGATAACAGTTTATTCAAAGCCTAAATGTATGCAATGCGAGATGACGAAGATGTGGTTGAAACAAAACAAGATTGAGTTTGAGAATGTGGACATCGAAGTGAATCCAGGTGCGTTGGAACTACTCAAACACTACGGATACAGCTCACTGCCTGTAGTAGTGATTGACGATGAATTGAGCGACGAATCAAAAACATGGTCAGGATTTCAAATTGAAAAATTAGAAGCTTTATTGTGAGGTGGATAATGGAAGATAAATGGTATTACAGATTACGTGCTGGAATCATAGAAAGAGCGGTTGATGATTACAAGATAGCGTTAAGACGATTGCTTTCAAAACGTGTAGTGGATTCAAATTGGAATTTGAGAGAAACACATTTCAAGAAAATATATCATCAAAAAGCATGGAATATGAAAATGGACTGCGAGCGGTTCTTTTTCAGTCAATATTTTGATTATTTGTCAGATACCGAAGACTTCGGACCAACGCTAGTCAAAAGGATTAGAGAGGATGTGAAGAATGGGCATTAAACATCAATTAAAACAAATTCGTTTAATCGATTTGGAAGTAAAATCAAAAATGGAAGAGTTAGACCGCTTGAATAATTCTTTCTTGAAATCTCCGTCTCTAAAAGAAATAAACGTTCAAGAATCAAAAGTAAGTCTCAAAGACGATGCATACGTTAAAATCATCAATTTGAATGATTACATTAATGACCAAGTAGACAAATTGATTGATTTAAAATATCAACTTATCCAAGCGATTGAACAATTAGATAATTCTAGAGAACGAACAATCATTTGGATGAAATATATTTCTTCTAAAGGCTGGGATGAAATCGCTGAAGAATTGAAAATATCTAAAACAACACTATTTATTCTTCATGATGAAGCTATTAAAAAAATAGATTTAATCTGTACTAAAAAAGGTGTTTCTGTACCAAGCGATACCAAAGATTCTATGATATAGTTATCATGTGGAAAGATGTAAAAAAGACATTCTTTTTTCTCGTGGTTTAAACTCCTTTATTATTTTTTCCCTTCGGGCCATCCAGCTCGAAGGGTTTTTGTATGCAATGAAAGAGGTGATGGAAAATGAACGATAAAAGAACATTCGATGATGAGTACATCATCAATTGTTTTCAATCGAAGAACTTAGGAGATGGGCAAAGTGGCAAAGTACACAGAATGGCTTACTGAAGAAGGTTTGATACAGATTGAAGGATGGGCAAGAGATGGCTTGATAGATGAGCAAATAGCTCAAAACATGGGTATTTCTTACTCAACATTTAGAGAATGGAAAAAGAAATTTTCGGCGATTTCGGCAGTCCTAAAGAGAGGTAAAGAAGTAGTAGACAGACAAGTCGAGAACGCTCTTTTAAAAACAGCTATTGGATATGTTTACGAAGAAGAAACAGTGACTAACGCAGGAGATGTTGTCGCAGTAAGAAAATACAGTAAGCCTAACACAACGGCTCAAATTTTTTGGCTGAAGAATCGTAAACGAGGTCAATGGACAGACAAATCAGAAGTCGATGTTACGGGCACGGTGGTGTTTATGAATGAAGACGACATCCAAGATTAACCTGCCTGCTGTAATCGGCAAAGGTTACGGGACTTTTTGGCGTTCTAGGAATTTTTATCGTGTAGTAAAAGGTTCGCGTGGATCTAAGAAATCTAAAACGACAGCATTGAATTTTGTGACACGTATTTTAAAATATCCATGGGCAAACATTCTAGTAGTCAGACGGTACTCTAATACCAATAAGCAATCAACGTACACAGATTTTAAATGGGCAGCTAACAAATTGAAAGTTGCTCATTTATTTAAGTTTAACGAGTCGTTGCCGGAAATAACCGTAAAAGCAACAGGGCAAAAGATACTGTTTCGAGGTTTAGATGATGAGTTGAAAATAACATCTATCACAGTAGATGTAGGTATTCTTTGTTGGGCATGGTTTGAAGAAGCTTATCAGATAGAGAATGAAGAAAAATTTAGTACGGTTGTTGAGTCAATCCGTGGAACGTTAGATGCTCCAGACTTTTTTAAACAGATAACCGTAACATTTAACCCGTGGAATGAAAGGCACTGGTTGAAACGTGTATTCTTCGATGAAAAAACACAAAGAGCGGATACGTTAGCGCTCACGACTACGTTTAGATGCAACGAGTGGTTAGATGATGTCGATATACAACGGTATGAGGACTTGTATAAAACAAATCCAAGGCGTGCTCGTATCGTTTGCGATGGTGAGTGGGGCGTTGCTGAAGGATTGATATACGAGAATGTCCAGGTCAAGAACTTTGATAAAGACGAACTGTTGAAAGATAAAGCATATCAGTTAGCGATTGGACTCGACTTTGGTTTCACGCATGACCCTACCGCTTTGTGTGCGAGTTTGATTAACGAACAAAAGAAAGAAATATATATATTCGATGAAGCTTACCAAGTTGGATTGATAACAAAAGACGTTGCGAGTATGATTTATGAAAAGGGATATGCTAAGGCTCAAATAATCGCAGATAGTGCAGAACCGAGGTTGATTAAGGAGTTGCAAACGGAATATGACATCTTACGACTTAAAGAAAGCCGTAAAGGAAAAGATAGCATTATGGCAGGAGTATCCAAGTTACAAGGATACTCTATTTTTGTGCATCCATCTTGTACGCACATCATGGATGAATTTTACAGTTATTGTTATCAACAAGACAAAGAAGGAAACTGGTTAAATAAACCAGAGGATAAGAATAATCACTTGATGGATGCGCTCAGATACAGCTTGCAATGTATCGACGGCAATCAATCTAAAATCAAAATGTTCAAAGGAGGTTTTTAAATTTGGCAAAAGTTTTTGTTAACAAGCGAAAAGTAATAACAACAACAAGCGATGTAGTGACTGAAGAAATCGTAACTGAAGCAATTAGGCTTCACATGAGTAAGTTAGTAAAGAATTATGTTGAAAGCGAGGATATGTATCTCTCTCAGCACGAAGTTTTGAAAATGGCAAAAAAAGATAGCTGGAAGCCTGATAATCGTTTGGTGTTTAACTACGCTAAGTACATTGTCGATACGTTCACAGGTTATCAGATTGGTGTGCCAGTTAAGATTAAACATGAGGACGAGAACGTGAATGAGTTTGTCTCAAGTTTCCGTAAAATCAATGACATGGAAGACTCAGAGTTCGAGCTTGCAAAAATGTCAAGCGTGTTTGGGCATGCTTTTGTTTATGTGTATCAAGACGAGTATAAACGAACTAGAGCGACATACAATAGTCCGATTAATATGTTTATCGTCCATGATAACAGTATTGAAGAACGCCCTATATTCGCTGTAAGATATACGTTTAATGAAAACAATCAAACAGGAGTCGGACAGGTTATCACAAACGACGAATTGATTGATGCTACATTTACAACTGGCGGTGCAGTAAGGTTCGGTGAACGCACTCAACACATTTACAACTCAATCCCAGTAGTTGAGTTGATTGAAAATGAAGAGCGACAATGTATTTTCGAGAGTGTGAAAACATTGATTAATGCTTTAAATAAAGCAGCAAGCGAAAAAGCGAACGATGTAGACTACTTTGCGGACGCTTATTTGAAAGTTCTAGGAGTAGAGCTACAGGAAGAAGACGCTAGTCAGATTAGAGAGAATAGAATTTTCAATCTATGGAAGAATGGCGACGGTGCTTTGCCAGAAGTTGCTTTCCTTGAGAAACCAAGTTCAGATACAACGCAAGAGAATTTGATTAGTTTATTGAAAGAGTCTATTTTCGCTATCTCAATGGTAGCCAATATGTCTGAGTCTGAGTTCGGTAACTCGTCTGGTACGGCTTTAGCTTTCAAATTACAGGCTATGGACAATCTTGCTCGGATGAAAGACAGAAAATTACAATCTGCATTTAACCGATTATATCAAATCGTGTTCAGTGTTCCGTTAACGACTGTTTATGAGGATGCATGGACAGGATTGACTTACACGTTTACTAGAAACGTACCTAGAAACATTCTGGAAGAAGCACAGATTGTTGGTCAATTATCTGGTCAAGTGTCAGAGGAAACTAAGCTATCTGTTCTATCTATCATTGATGATCCGCAGAAAGAAATTCAAAGAATGGAAAAAGAGGAAGAGGCGATGGGCGACCTTGAGACACGATTAGAAAAACAAAAAATCTACTCGGATGCTGAGATTGACGAAAGCAAGAAGGTTATAGCCGATGTTGAATAACGAATACTGGGAAGGTAGATACCGAGCCGAGGAAAAAGCAAGGGGGTTGGCGGATAAGAGAGTCGCTTTCCAATTGCAGGGAGTCTATCAACAACACGCTAACAACATTCAAAAAGAAATCGATAGTTTCTGGCAAAAGTATGCTGATAGCGAAGGCATCACAAAATTACAAGCTAAGCAACGAGCGGACAAGCTTGACATGGTAAATGTTGAGTTTAAAGCTAGACAGTTAGTCGAGCGCGCTAATCGTTTGAGAAAACGTGGTAAGAAAGTAACAAGTGATGATTTTACAAGAACAGAAAACGACTTGATGAGATTGTATAACTTAAAAATGAAAACAAGTCGTTTAGAAGTGTTGCAAGCGAATATCAAACTTCATCAGTATGATTTAGCTTTAAGTGAGTTTGAAATCATTGACAGGCACTTGGTGGAATCAATCAGACGTGAAAATATATTCAGCGCTGGTGTCTTGAATATGACACTTGGAAGTTATGAAAGTTCAAAAATATCTGCTGACTCTATCGTGTATGCCAATTTCAACAATGCAACGTGGTCGTCTAGAGTTTGGGAAAGACAGAACGAATTAAGAAACATTGTTAAAAAAGGAGTTGCTGATACTGTTTTAAGAGGTAAAGGCACAAACGTTCTGATTAACAGTCTTAAAAAAGAGTTTGATGTTTCCTATGGTTACGCTAGACGGTTAGCAGTAACGGAATCAGCAAGGGTATACTCAGAGGCACAGAGTGCCAACTATGAGGCTAACGGTGTTGAATGGTATCAAGTCATGACCGAATTAAAAGCGTGTCCGATTTGCCAACCTTTCAACGGAAGAATATTCAAAGTATCAGAGATGGTTCCAGCATTGAACGCTCCACCATTTCATCCTAACTGTAGATGTACGACGGTTCCGCATTTTATGATAGATCCAAAGCGCTTAGGGAAAGATACTGAAAAAGAAATAAACCTGAACGGAGATACTATTAGCGAATTCAATGAACGTAAAACTATTGATAAAGCTATAAAAAGTGGTAAAATAGTAAGTGTATCAGGGACTACAATTGGACACACACCGCCTGGCAAAAGAGGTTTGCCTAATAGTGTAGTTCAGCATAATGCTACAAACGGAGATGTACTGGGTAGAACTTACTATGGTGCTAGAGGTTTCAAAACAAAAGATATTCATTTTACAAACCATAAACAACCAGCACGTCATCCTTATGGAAAAATCGGAGAACATGCTCATGATTTTGTATTTGACGATGAAGGTAAGTTTGTTAGTAGAAATACTAGGGAATTAACAGACGACGAAAGAAAGGAGAATCAAGATATATTATGGCGATATTAGATGATTTACAAGCGTTATATGATAATGGATGGGACGCTTCTTTTAATTATAATGGTCAAGTATGTGGCATTTTTCCTAATTCTGTTTATGATATTGTTGTTGTTATTGCGGACAAAGAATATAGAGCATCTTCTTTTGATGATTTGATTTCTTTGCAGATTGAAGGAAAAACTTTACCGGAAATCATGAACGAGGTTGAAGTACAATATGGCTAAAGCACCTAGAGAGATCTAAGTGCTTTTTTTGTGCTCAGAAATGAGTGAGAAATGAAATATCAAAAAATAATTTAACCGTATGGAATCCCGTACGGTTTTTTTATTGTCCAAGCATTGAAGACTTTAAAAGCTATGGAAAATACAGTCGGGGACGACTTTAAAAATAGGAGGTTCGAAATGAACGAAGAAACACAAACAGTCGAAACGGTTGAAGAACAAAAGGTACCTGCAGAACCTGAAAAACAACCGCAAGACGAAAAGAAGTACACGGACGCAGATGTCGATGCTATCATCGATAAGAAATTTGCTAAGTGGAAATCAGAGCAGGAAGCTAAGGAGAACGAAGCGAAAAAACTACGTGAGATGAACGAAAATCAGAAAGCTGAGTATGAGCGTAAGAAACAAGCTGATTACATTGCTGAACTGGAAGCTAAAATCAATCGTAGTGGACTAGAGCGAGAAGCCTCAAAAATGCTTTCTGAAGGCGGTATCGTGGCGGATGATAAAATCCTAGGCATTGTCGTTAAAGATACCGCAGAGAGCACGCAGGAGGCTGTAGAAGGCTTTGTAGCTTTAATAAATGAACTAGCTGACAAGAAAGTCGGCGAAAAATTAAAAGGTAAAACGCCTAAGAAGATGGAAGATACTACCGCAGGCGAGATTACCAAAGAACAATTCAACAAAATGGGGTATCAAAGTAGAAATGAATTACTGCGAAATAACCCCGAACTATACCATAAATTGAAAGGATAATAGATAAATGACACAAACTAAAATTGCACAAATGGTAAATCCAGAAGTTATGGCTGATATGGTTTCAGCTAAATTACCAAAAATGATTAAATTTACACCTTTAGCTTACGTTGAGCGTGAGTTAGTAGGACAACCTGGAAACACAGTAACAGTAGCTAAATGGGTATATTCTGGAGATGCTAAAGACATCACTGAGGGTGAAGCAATCGTCCCAGACCAATTAACTACTGACAAGTCTACAATGACAATCAAGAAAGCTGGTAAAGGTGTCGAAGTAACAGACGAGGCTTTATTATCTGGTTACGGAGACCCATTAGGTCAAGCAGCACACCAAATCGCTTTAGCTATTGCAAACAAAGTGGACAACGACTTAGCTACAGAGGCTGCAAAAGCTACTCAATATGTCGATGATGCACCTACAACAGGAGATGCACTTGATAAAGCCTTAGCAGTATTCTCAGACGAAGAAGATGCACATTATGTTGCAGTTATCAATCCAGAAGATGCAATCGCATTACGCAGTAACACAGTAAAAGAGTGGTTACGTGGTTCAGAAATCGGTGCAAATACCGTTGTTTCTGGAACTTTTGGTGAAACGCACGGTGTTCAAATCGTACGCTCTAAGAAAGTTACTAAAGGAAAAGGTTTCCTTGTTAAAGTTTCTCCAGTTGAAACAGATACAGACGATGTTGCTAAATATGGTGCGTTCGTTATTAACTTAAAACGTGACGTGGTTGTCGAAACAGACCGTGACATTTTAAAGAAAACAACTGTTATCACTGGTGATGAGCACTATGGCGTATACTTATACGATCCTACAAAAGTTGTAAAATTCGGAGGTGCTTAATGGGAATGTTGTTAAGACGACATTACCCACAAAAGCCTGTTGAAACGGAAGTTGTTAATGAAACGGAAGTTGTTAATTATAACGACTTAACGGTTAAAGAGTTAAGAGATATCGCAAAAGAGCGCGAAATCGAAGGTTATTCAACATTAAGCAAAGAGGAACTTATCGCAGTATTGGAGGGATAGCATGGAAAATATCACTCAAGCGAAGATACTGCTAGGGATTGAGGACAATCTCCAAGATAAGTTACTAACAACAATAGCGACGTTAACAACCGCTAACTTTTTAGCTTACGCAGGCGTGGATGATGTCCCAGAAGGCCTTGAGTATATTATTACCGAGGTCATTATTAAACGGTTTAACAGAATTGGTGCTGAGGGAATGAGTAGTCAATCCCTCGAAGGCACCTCTATGAGGTTTGATTCCGATGATTTCAAAGAATACGATAGTGTGATTAAACGAGTTTGCTCGAAAACATTCAATGCGGGGTTTAAGATGCTATGAGATACAATGATAGAGTGGAGATTATCACTAAGAAACAAGAAGAGTATGATCCTGAAACAGGCGAATATACTTCTAGTGAAGATGAAGGGATTATTGTTCCAGTTCATGTAATGGATTTGGGCATCGATAAACAAGTCGCAGTTTTTGGAGAGTATAAACGAGGTTCAAAAGTGGTCTATTTCCAAAACGCACCTAAAATCTCATTCACTTATCTCAACTATCGAAAAGAACGCTATAAATGTAGAGCAGATAAGCAGTCTGGAAGAGTATTCTATTTAGAAAAGGATAATTCAGTTGGGTAGCTTACAATTCGAATTAAAAGGCCTTGAAAAACTTCAAGCTAAACTTCAAAAAGTCGCTAAAATGGAAGAGGTTGAGCGCATTGTTGAGAAACACGGTTCAGAAATGCAAAAAAAAGCAGTTATCAATGCTTCTAAGTTTAGAGGGCACTACGAAGGTAGAGGCAAAAATAAGCGATTTGTCAAGCCAACAGGGGCAACTAAACGCTCTATCTCTGTTAACAGTAGCAAGATAGATAGATTCAAGTATAGAGTGGCGCCAGGTACTGCTTATGCTGCTTACGTTGAGTTAGGGACTCGCAAAATGAGCGCACAACCGTTTATCAAACCAGCTTTTGATGACCAGAAAAAACTATTTAAAGACGATTTGGAAAGGTTGGTTAAATGAAATCAAGAGAGCAAGCAGTTTTTGACAGCGTGTTTAAACGTTGTCTTTTGTTAGGGTACAAAACGTATGACTATAAACCAGACGATGATGCACCTTATCCGTTCGTTGAGTTGGAGGATACAACTTCTATACTCGTTCCAAATAAAACGGACGTGAAAGGTACAGTTGAGTTAGTCTTATCGGTATGGAGTACCCGTAAAAAACGTAAACAAGTATCGGATATGTGTTCGAGTATCCTAGCAGAATCGATGAAGATTAGCGAGGCAGACGGTTATCATGTAGCCTTGAATATCTCGCAATCTACAATATCGATTTTTGACGATAACACGACAGTCGAACCACTCAAGCGTGGTCGTGTTCGTCTAGTATTTACAATTTTATAAAAGAAAGAGGTTAAAATATGCCAATTGCAAAAAAAGGGATTGATAGTATCCTATTATTTCGCTTGTTAAGTGAAGCAAGCAAAGCAGACGGTGCTAAACTAGCATTCCAAACTGAACACTCAACAGAGAAAAGCCGTGACACTAACTCAGTCAAAACTAAAGACGGAGTTTTACAATCTGTCGGTGGTATTGAGGTTTCAATTACCGCAACTACAATCATGGCGGAAGACGATGAACTTGTCGCTAAGCTAGAAACAGCTATGGACAAAGGCGAACTCGTTGAAGTTTGGGAAATTGAAAAGAACGCTAAGAAAAAAGGCGATAAATTCGAGTCAGTGTATTATCAAGGTTACTTGACTTCATTCAAGAAAACTAAAAACGCTGAAGACTTAATTGAGTTAGAACTTGAATTCGCAGTAAACGGTACAGGGGTTAAAGGATATGCAACACTTAACACTAGCCAAGCGGAAGTGGTTCAGTATGAGTTTGCTGATACAACAAAAGGAACAGCTAGTCCAGCAAGCCCAGTTGCTGGTTCACCAGTTGTCGGTGGTTAGAAATTAAGAGAGGTTCACGCCTCTCTTTTTTATTGTATTTTTTAGAAAAAGGAGAAATAACAATGCAATTAAAAATCAATGATAAAACTTACAACATTAAATTCGGAGTGAAATTCGTTCGTGCGCTTGATAAAGCTTATCCAATCGAACAACAAGGTTTGAAATTCGGAATGGCTCTATCTGCTAAAATCCCTGAATTATACGCTAAGAATATCGCTTCATTAGCTGATATTATCTACTACGGAACAGTTACAGAAAGCCCACGCCCTTCATTATCGGAAGTTGAAACATACGTTGAAGAGTGTGAAGATTTAGAACAATTGTTTGATGATGTACTTCAAGAATTGAGTGAGTCTAATGCTGGTAAGTCTTTGCTGTCGGAGATGAATCAAGGCCTCAAGAAGAAATAATTGAGAAATCTTCTATTGAAACGTTTGAGGAAATCATTATTAATTGTGTCCGATTTTTAAACATTACAGACATGAACGAGATAGGTCGTATGACAATGTACGAGTATGACTTGTTGATGACTGGAGTGTTGTTAAGAAAGCAAGATGAAGATGAACTCTTACATCGTTCTGCTTGGTTAACTAGACAGGTAGAAGCTACTAAGTCGGACGGAAAAACTCCTTTATACAAGAAATACAGTGATTTTTACAAGAAAAAAGATACGAAACAAAAGTATCAACTCTCAGACAAAGAGAAAGAACTTTTACTGAGAGCAAATACTTAAGGAAAGGAGGAATATAATGGCAGAGACTTATTCAGTCGAAGCGGTATTGACTGCTGTCGATAAAGGGATGAGTTCTACTTTGAACGGTTTGCAGAAAGCAATCAACGGACTTCAAAAGTCATCAAACGCATTCGATACTATTTCAAATAAGAGCAGTTCGATGTTTAAATCGATGCTTGGAGCTAATCTTGTTGGGTCAGCGATTACATCCGCTTTTGGAAGTATCAAAAGTACAATGAGCGAAATGGTCGGAGAGTTGAACAGCTCGAAAAAAGCATGGGATACGTTCGATGGAAACCTCAGTAAGTTAGGTTGGGGGAAAGACCAGATTAACCAAGCTAAAGAGGCTATGCAGGACTATGCTACAAAGACTATCTACTCAGCTTCAGATATGGCTAGTACGTTCTCTCAAATGGCGGCAATCGGTCGTAATGATAGCAACGAGCTTGTAAAGGCTATGGGTGGTCTAGCAGCATCCGCAGAGAATCCTAAACAAGCCATGACGTCCCTTTCTCAACAAATGGTACAGGCTTTAGCTAAACCGAAGCTTACGTGGCAGGACTTCCGTATCATGATGGAACAAGCTCCAGCAGGTATGAGTGCAGTCGCTAAAGAAATGGGAATGTCATTAAATGACTTGATTATCAAGATTCAAAATGGAGAAGTCAAAACCGATGATTTCGCTGAGGCGTTTAAACGTGCAGGGGCGACCATGCAAGATATGGCTACTAGCTATAAAACGATTGACCAAGCGATGGACGGTCTGAAAGAAACACTTTCAAACAAACTAAAACCAGCTTTCGATACATTATCTAAAGCAGGAATCAAGGCGCTTGAAGCGATTATGAATCAGCTTGATAAGGTTGATTTCAATAAATTAGCAACAAGCCTCGAAGGTTTGTTAAGCAAGATTGACTTTGACGCAATGATTGAAAAAATCAAATCATTCGTAAGTTCAGCTGGAGCTAAAGTCAAGGAATTTTGGCAAGGCTTCTCAAACACAAGCGCAATCTCAGATTTTAAACAGGCATTGAGCGAAGTTAAAGAAGCTATCAAGAAAGTATTTTCATCGCTTGCTGGTGGTGATACAACTTCTTTCGGAGAAAAGATTGGGAAAGCTTTAAGTGCGGTATCACAGGCATTACAGGCATTTGCTAAAATAGTTCAAAGTCTAAGTCCAGAACAGATAAGAGCTATTGCCACAGCTTTTATTGGCTTCAAAGTGGCACAAAGGTCAACAAAATTATTGGCAAATGCTTTAATCGGATTGAGCAAAGGAGTAGGCGCAATCAAGGCTGTTTTTGGCGGTTTAGCAAGCTTTGCAAGAGTTGCAAAGATTTTAAGTGGTATCGCTAAAGGTTCTCAAGCTGCTAGTTCGGCATTAACATTCTTGTCTGGAAGTTCAAAACTTGCTAAGGGTGCAATGATTGGATTGAATATCTTTAGTAAGGTAGGCGGTTGGATTGGTTCTGCGGTTTCTGCAATCGTTGCTTTCCTCGGTCCAGTTGGATTGATTATTGCTGCAGTTGTAGCAATCGGTGTAGCTTTCGTTGTTCTATGGAATAAATGCGAAGGTTTCAGAAACTTCTTTATCGGCTTATGGAATGGAATTGTCAACGTTGCCTCAAATGCTTGGAAAGGTATTCAAGGCGCTTGGGACGGTATGGTAGAGTGGTTCACTAATTTGTGGAACGGTGTGAAAGAAACCGCCTCAAATGCTTGGAATGGTTTCCTAGAGAAAGCAAAACCAGTAATTGACGCTATTAAAACCGCATGGGATAGCATTAAAGAGTTCTTTTCTGGACTTTGGAATGGCATTACACAATTCGCCTCGAATGTTTGGAATAGCTTCTTGGAAGGCGCACAGCCTATTGTGGAAGCGTTGATGAATGTCTGGAACGCCTTAGCAGATTTCTTCACAGCACTATGGAATGGGATTGTTTCAATAGCTAAAACAGTTTGGGACGGTATCGTTGCGGTTGTAACTCCGATTGTTGAAACGATTAAGTCTGTTTGGGACGGTCTAGTGTCATTCTTTACTAATCTTTGGAAAGGTATCACAGAGGCGTCTACGATCGCGTGGAATGGTTTTACTGAGTTTATCACTTCTATCATTGAAACAATCAAAGGTTTGTGGACTGGATTTACTGAGTTCATGTCTGGCATTTGGAATGGTATTGTATCAGTTGCTACTACAGCATGGAACACAATCCAACCTATTGTCGAAGGGGTTTGGACTGCAATTCAGACATACATTTCAACGGCTATTCAAACAATTCAAACTGTCATTACAACAGGAATGCAAGTTGTCCAAGAAGTATGGAATGCGGTTTGGACGGTATTTACAACAATAGTTCAAACAGTATGGACATACATTTCAACGGTCATTTCAACTATCTTGAATGTGATTGCTGGAATTATCAACACAGTAACGGCTGTAATCAAAGGAGATTGGAGCGGTGCTTGGGAGTCTATTAAAGGGATTGCAAATACTGTTTGGGAAGGCATTAAGACAATCATTTCAACAGTAATCAATGCGATTAGTACTATTATTAGTACTGTACTAGGTGCAATAAAAAATACCGTTTCAGCGATTTGGGAAGCTATCAAGAGCATCATTACAACAACAATCAATGCGATTAAAGAGACTGTAATTAACGTTGGGAACGCCTTGAAAGAAGGTTTCTTGGGTGCTTTAGATGCACTTAAAGGTGGAGTTTCGAGTGCTATCGATGCAGTTGCTGGTTTCTTTGACAAATTGTGGCACATTGATTTAAGCGGTGCAGGTCGTGCGATTATGGATGGCTTCCTCGGTGGGTTGAAAGCAGCATGGAATGCGGTTACTGATTTTATCGGTGGCGTTGCTAACTGGATTGCAACACACAAAGGACCTATCTCGTATGACAGACGATTGCTTATCCCTGCAGGTCAAGCCATTATGGGCGGTTTCAATAGAGCTTTAATGAGCGGATTTGAAGTTGTCAAAGGCAATGTATCTGGAATGGCAGGCGGTATCCGTTCAATGTTCGATGATGCAGGTTCTAGAGTTTCAGCGATGTCAAACGCATTGCAAGGCGATTTCTCTAATAACGTATCAGGCACATTATCAGCTACTTATGAAGTCAACCAGACGAAAGAGCCAGCTGTTATTAACCTTGCTCTAGGTTCAAATGACTTCAGAGCCTTTGTTTCAGATATTTCTAACATTCAAAGTAAAGAAGAAAGGATAAGATTGAAGGCTTCAAGCCTTTAATGGTGGTTTAAATGTATACTTTTAATGACACAACAAAAGGCACACCGACATTTAACTCTGGTTTAGAAGTTCAATTCGGTGGAGTAAGTCTCAATCAAGAAATGAATAACGAGGACGGAACGTTTTTTGTGGCGAATACCACGGGACGGGACGTCCTTGATTTTCACCATGAAACAGCGAATATAAAAGGTCGAGACGGTCAATATCTCTATGGTGCGACTTATAAAGAGCGTGAGATTGAGATACAGGTTAGACTAACAGGCTATACAGATTTGGGAATGAGAAAGCAGTACGAGCGTTTAAATCGCTTGTTGTTTTCTCGTCAAGCTAAAAAATTAGTGTTTGGTGATGACTCAGGAAGATATTATAAAGCTATCTTTTCAAAAGTTAAGAAACCTGAACTGGAAGACGCAAACGATACGGTTATCAAACTACATTTCGTTTGTTACGACCCGTTCAAGTATACCGAACCTAAAACTGTAACAACTAACAAGATAACCTACAACGGAGACTTTCCAACAGAGCCTATCTTAAGGCTTACAACGCAAGAAAGTTATGAAATTCGTATCTTACATCTTGAATCGCAAAAATATATTCGATTAATATCTACTTACATTCAAGGTTCAAATCTACTTGTTAACTGCGAGACTAGAGAAATCACGTTAAACGATAGAAACGAGTTGATAAACTTCGATATGGTTAACAGTCGATATTTTAAACTTCAAAAAGGCGTTAACACATTTCAAGTTGAAGGTGCTCTATTGAATAGCATTGAGTACAAAGAGGTGTTCGCATGATCTATTTATTTAATCAACTAGAGGAACTAATCGATGTAATCGATGAAGCGAGCCTTGCAGATTTCACACACACGATTGAATTGAATCAGTTTGATAGAGCAAGTTTTGAAATCCCTGTAGATTACAAGCCTGAAATTATCAAAAAAGCCCAGTTTTTCGGATTTCAATCACGAGACAGGGCTTTTTGTTTGTTCAGAATCGCGGAAAAATCATACGACATCGGTTTAACTATCCAAGGGATAGATAGAGCAGAAAGTGACCTGCATTCATTCATCATCGAGAATAAGCGCCCTAGAGGAACTGCTGACCAAGTATTGAGTGGAATTTTAGAAGGAACAGGCTACCAATTAGGGAATGTAGACGGCTTGACTAGAACAGGAAAATTGAGTTTCTACTATATTTCAGTTCGTCAAGCGCTCGTTAAAATAATTGAATCGTACGCTTGCGAGTTCAAGGTTAGATATACCTTTGTAGAAAACAAAATCATCGGAAGATACATTGACCTAAGCCAAAGTTTCGGTCATTTTACAGGTCATCAATTCGAGTATGGCTCTAACATTCTAGATGTTACCTACGAAGAATCGTCGGATGATGTTGTAACGGCACTTATAGGTCGTGGTAAGGGTGAACAAAGCACGGATGAAAATGGAGAAGCAACGGGCGGTTATGGTCGTAGAATCCAGTTTAAAGATGTTGTTTGGTCTACTGCTAAAGGCGACCCTGTAGACAAACCTGCAGGGCAGAATTATGTAACAAATGAGACGGCTAGAAATATCTACGGTTTACACCAGAATGGCGTTATTAAGCATCGTTTCGGCGTCTATACCAACGAGGATATTGAAGACCCGGTTGAGTTGCTAAAAGCGACTTACAAAGAGTTACAACGCTTATCAGTTCCAATCGTTACGTTCAAAGCTAATCTTTTGGATTTAGCAAATGCGATTGAGCAAGATGTTTGGATTGGTGACAGCGTCGGAATCGTAAGAGACCAAATCGGAATCGCTTTTGAAGCTAGAATCCATAAGCTAACAATCGACAAATTGGATAATAACCGTTCAGTCGCTGAATTAGGCGATTATCAAACTCTTCAAGCTAAAGACCGTGCGACACGTCAACAAGCTATCAAAGATGTAGTGAGCGGTTTTAGCGAATCGCTAATTGATAAAGCTGTTGCGAACGAAGTTGAAAGACGAAATAAAGAATTCGATGAGAAGGTGCGAATCAACAAGCTTGAATTTGATAATGCTATCGCAGAATACAAAAACAAAGCGGAAGAGACCAAGCGTAAACTTTCAGACGAAATCAATCAAAGGTTCCAAGAATTCAGCCCAACTGGACTAGATGAAATTAAAACAAAAGCAGAGGAAGCCTTAAAAAAAGCTGGTGCGAGTGCTAATTTAGCGGAAGAAGCGAAACGAATTTCAGACGAAAATAAAGCAGACTTTCAAAGAGTCAAAGAGACTAACCAATTATACGAGCGTATGTTGGGTAGTACTGATTCAAACGTTGCTTCAAACATCGCCCGCATGGCATTAACCTCTGAATTGTTTGAGGTTGAAGTAGGAAAGAGATTTAGTAACCATACGAATCTATTTTATGCTCCTACAAAAATCCCTAAATACATTTCATCGGTCGCAACAGATAAGCATTTAGAACGTGTTAGTTATGGTGACCATGACGGTATCAGAATTAACTACACTGAATCTATGACAGGCTGGTTAGGGGTTCGATTCCCTCTTACTAAGAAGTTTGTGAAACAAGGTGAGAGTCTTGGGTATCGCATTGAAATCGAAGTTGATAAAGTACCTAAAGATGGTAGGGTTTTAATCCAATTATTGGATAACACTGCAAAAATGGGAATGTATTATAACTCTCAAATTACACTTACTAAAACTGGAAATCAGGTATTCACAGGTTACTTGGACATCCCTAGAACAGGCGAGCTAAACGAGTATAGCCTTAGATTTACTCTTACAAGTCCTGGCGATATCGTTATTCATAAGCCTATGGTTATTGATAAACGCATAATTCCTGATGAGTTCGTAGACAGCACGGACTACAATAGCGAGTATAGCCGAGTGACTATGTCATTGTTACAAGATAGTTTTGCTATCAAGGCATTGAATAGCGCTGGAGATATTATTGCTGGTATCAACGTTGGTGCAAACGGGAATAACCGTATCATCGGGAAGGCTACACATATTACTGGTGACACACTGATTGATAATGCGGTTATCAAGTCGGCTATGATTGATAAACTCAAGACTGCTAATTTTGAAGCTGGTTCAGTAACTACAAACATTTTAGAAGCGGAAGCAGTTACGGCAGAAAAGGTTAAATTTGATACTGCATTTATTCAAAAACTAGTTTCACAACAAGCGTTTATCGATGAGTTGTTCGCAAAGCAAGCGACGATTACAAAGATACAGAATGTTGATTTCACAGGGAATCACATTAAAGGTGGTCGAATTTCATCTCTAAACGGAAATACTACATTTGACTTACAAACAGGCCAGATTAATATGAATGGTTCTGGTGTTGGTATTAGAAACCAGTTCCCTAACAGACCGCTACAATATTTAGCATTTGGGAGTGGTACCATTAACGGTGTTGATGGATCATACACGGCCTTGCTAAGTAACCGAAACGGAATACCACAGATGGACAGCACATCAGCTGGACTTCAAATCTGGAATGGACGAACGGGAGATAGAGTTGAAAGTGCTATAAATATGTACGGACGAAAAATAACATTTAATCAGAGTGCACAAGATGGCTTGAAAGAATTAACTATTCATACGGACACGAACGCCATTACAGGTGTTGATGAAATTATTATCAAGGGTGTCCAATTATCGAAAATTTTAGATAATATCTATGATAATTTCAGAAATCTTGGAGCAAAAGCTGGCAATTATACCCGAGGCTATTACAATAATTGGAGATAAGGAAGGTCAAAATGAACACACAAGACAAAGTTATTAACGACTTAGCAATTCAATTAGCAAATAAGACGATTGAATGTGCCAATTACAAAGCTTTATATGAAGAAGCGCTAGAAAAAATCCAACAACTACAATCAGATAAAGAAAAGGAAGAATAATATATGACATTTAAAGTTATCAACAAATATTTACAAGAAAACAACCGTACATTCGTGGCAATTCGCCAAGAAAATCCATACACAGCTTTTGACCGTGTACTAATCGGTAACCGTGTGAACGAATCAGACGAGGAATTAATTAAGGAAGTCATTGGACAAGTGACTACTGAGTTCAATCCAGCCGACGGAGTGAAGAAACTACAAGAAGACTTGCATACACAAGCACAAGAATATGAAGTAAAACTTGAGCAGAAAGATGCAAAAATCGCAGAGGTCAAAGCCGTTGCTGATTGGGCAGTATTAGCTCGTGTAACAGACACAGAGAATCTACTCAATCCTGTTTTATACAAGCGTGGTCTTGAATTGGTAGAACTCGGTCAATCTGGTAAGACTTACCAACCTCAAGAAATTTTCACACTTGAAGATGTAAATCATGTTGAAAAATATCAAGAAGGGCGCCGTGTCATGGTTCAAGTGAACGAACCATTCACATATCAAGGTGAAACACTTGAGCAACTTGAAGCACTTGAACAAAACGGTAAGTTAGGAATCTGGAAGTGGACTGAACCAAAACGAGAAAATCCATCAAGCGATTTAGACACTCAGCCAGTACAATAGACCACTGCTTTATGAAAGGGTGGTGGTTTAATATGGATTTTTAACTTTAATTGATAAACTCACGCCCGTTTTAATTGTGATAATTCCAAGTTACTTTTCTTTCAAAAGCACGAAGAACACAAAAGAAACTGAAAAACAGATAAATGTGCTTTCAGATAAAATCGGAGGGCTTGAAAAATCAGTTGGTGAAATAAACGAAATCGGGCGAGAAAATCGTGATAATCTTTCTCTAATTGGGAAAGGTTTGCAACGGTTACAGCGTTTTCGATTGCAAGAAAACTTAAAAAAAGCAATTAGGCGCGGGCGAACAAATCAACATGAAATCGAGGAACTTTCAAAGCTTTATGAAAGCTATGTTGAATTAGGCGGAAATGGCGCTATAAAAATATTGTTTGAGAAATTTCTCAAACTAAAAATTTCGGAGGAAAAATGATGAACAAAATTAACTGGAAAGTACGAATTTTAAATAAAACATTCTGGCTAACGTTAGTGCCAGCTTTAGCACTGTTGCTACAAACGTTTCTAGCTGTATTTAACGTTCGTTTAGAGTTAGGCGAAACAATCGATAAATTATTAGTTTTTATCAACGCTTTGTTTGCTGTTTTGATGATTGTTGGTATTGTCAACGACCCGACAACAGCTGGATTATCTGACAGCTCGAGAGCGCTTGATTATCACGAACCATTCGAAGATTAAAACTAAAAGAGGAGACCTTTAAGGTTTCCTCTTTATTTTGCGCGAAAGGGGGATAATCTTTGAAAAAAATTATTAAACGACAAGCAGGCGTTTGTGTCGATGTCCGAGATAAAGTTTACAAAGTAAAAGAAGAATTTTACTCGCATGATAAGAATAACGCATTCATCGAGTTGCAACTGAATGGAGTCAACGCTGAAAAAATCATAGTGTTATTCCATTTTAAAACGACAAATCGCTTCTTGGAAGTGGTCGGGAATGTGACAGGAAATGTAGCGGTAGTACCATTCGATACTAGCTTAATTACAACCGATGAAATCGTGTATGGGTTTGTTTACGCTGAGAAAATAGAACAATCAGCGGACATTTTAAAATTCTCGTTTGGCGTTCGTTTGTCAGAAATCGATAAACATAGCGAATTGCCAGTAATCGAGAAAGATACAAAACGCATCGTAGCACTGACTGAGATTGTAACCAAAACGGAATTGCAAGAAGCGATCAGAAAAATTCGTGTCGCAGGTGGACAATATGACGATTCAGAAATCTTGCGACGTTTACAAGCACTTGAAACGAAATCAGAAATTGATACAAGCGCTTTTGCTACGAAACAAGAACTAGAAAACAAAGTTGAGCGTGCTGAAATAAGCCATATTTCAACAGAAATAGAAGCCTTAAAGACAAAGACGAATAAAGATACCGTCTATGATGATAGTGGTTTAAAACAGCGTATATTAGCCTTAGAAAATAAACATAACATTGATACTAGCAATCTAGTAACAAGACAGGAACTTGAAGGCAAGGGTTATCTTACACAACATCAGAGTCTAGAGGGTTACGCTAAAAAATCAGAAATTTCTCAAGCATATAACGATACTGAAGTTAAGCAAAGACTTTCTACTATTGAACAAAAAGGGGAAAGCTACGCAACTAAAGAACAACTTGCATCTATTCCTAAAACTCCTCAAAAATTAACCTTATCAGGAAATACCTTAATTCTTTCGGACGGTGGCGGAAGTGTTAATTTACCGACAAACGCCACTCCTACACCTAGCAGAACAGGTCAATCAAACGAGTATGAAATCCACGGGACAGGAATGCCGAACGGAAAAGTCACAGCACCAGTTGGAACTACTTACATTGATACGAATGTTACGAACGGGGCTTTAAAGTGGATAAAACGCAAAGGAGATAACAATCAAGGTTGGGAGGTCATGTACGGAGACACCGGTTGGAAACGATTAAGTATATCGTCCGGATATCAACAATCCACTTTACGCGTGCGTAGAATTAATAATGTGGTAACTTATAAACTTGATGGATTGAACAAAGACTTATTTGGAATTGTTCGTCGTGGCGGTCCTGGTTATCTCTCACACGCATCGGACATCGAACGTAACGTTTACCTTTTATATAACAATAGAATACCGGTTGGATACCGTTCGGCAATGTCATTATCTGGTCAAATATTTGATGGTACGGGCAATCCGTACGGATCATGGTTTTTTGGTGGAATAAATAACGGAAATTATTTTATGTTCCATTTTACAAATCCTGTACCAACCGACAATAATATTACCGATATTGTTGTATCTAATATATCTTACATTACTGATGACCCATGGCCGACAGTGTAACAAGTGAGCTGTGGCCTGAGAGATTGCCATAAAAAAGGAGGAAATATAAATGGTTAACATTATTAATAAAACAATTTTTAATGGAATTGCGGGTGCGCGCCCAACTGAAAGACCTAAATACTATATTATGCATAACGATGCAGGAAGTATGAGTGCTGAAAGCTATGTAGACTGGCTTCAATCTCGTTACGATAACGGTCAATCTGAACTGGGATTCGCTCACTATTACATTACAAGAAATACAATTGCACGAGTAGAGGATACCTATAATGGTACGTGGTCTGCTGCTAACTATGATGCAAACATGAATTCATTAAGCTATGAAGTTTGTCAACAATTTGGAACGTCTGACAACGAGTTCATCGAAAATGAAAATATGGTCTTAATGCAAATGGCAGAGGATATGACTTATTATGGAGACACTCCGAACTATGACAATATCAAGTTCCATAACGAGTTTTCAAGCACATCATGTCCAGCACGTTCACTTGAGCTACACGGTGGAGATAACGACAGTCTAAGAGATTACGTTATTGGTAAGATTAAATACTATCAATCTCTAGGAAGTACAGTAACAGATATGTTGAACGCTGGTGCTTCAAACGTGGAAGGATGGCAGAAAAATTCGACTGGATGGTGGTATCAAAATGCAGACGGAAGCTATCCAGCTAATAAATGGCAGAAAATTGATAATGTATGGTACTACTTTGATGAACGTGGATACATGAAATCTAACACATGGTACAAGCATTCAGACGGAAACTGGTACTACTTGCTTCCGAATGGCGCTATGGCGATTGGTTGGGTAAAAGTAGGGACTGAATGGTTTTACATGAACACATCTGGAGCTATGTTGACTGGATGGGTGAAATACAATAATAAGTGGTATTATATGTCGAATGACAGAGGAAATATGGCTTCTAATGCATTCGTGAAATCAGGCGATGGATGGTACTACTTGAAATCAGACGGAACGCTTGCTGACAAACCTGAGTTCACAATCGAACCTGACGGATTGATTACAACTAAATAGAACACAAAAGCCTACCTTAATTGGTAGGCTTTATTTTTTTGCATTTTTCTCAAATTATTTTAAAAAAAGTGTTGACAATATATGCCAAATAGGGTATAATATAATTGTAAGGAGGTGAGGGAATGGAAGAAAAAATCACAACTCTAGTAGCAATCGTTGGGATTGCGGTTGCAATATCAAAAGAGGCTAGAGAGTGGTACAAAGCCACAAAAAAAGAAAAACGACAAAACCCGATACGTAAAAGAAGGAAATGACGTTTTTCAAGAGGGGAAGGATAACTTCCCTCCCCTCAATTATATATAAGTAGAAAGAGGAAATCAAGATGAAACATATTATTATTATTTTAGTAGTAGCTTTAATCGTGTGGTATGCAGGGGAAAATAAAAAGGATAGCTAAATAGATTATTATTAAATATTATAAAAATAGGAGGATAATATGTTAAGAGCGGATGAAGAAAAAATACTATGGTTATTTGAGAATTATTCAGGATATCGAATCGCTAAAGAGAGCGGGGTTGCACAATCTGTAGTTGCACGGTTAATAATCGGGGATAGAGAATTGAAAAACGTTTCTTTTGAAACAGCAAGCAAACTGACTGAATGCGCAGAGAGGGTTATAAGAGATGACTTTAAACGATAA